ATCAATCACAGTGATAATCCAAACTGTGAAAAGTATTTGGTAGGTAATAAGTACTATATTCGCACAATTAAAGACATAAATCCGATTGAAGAACTTGTCTTAAAATATACATTTTATAAAGTAGTATAAATATATTGAGTAAATTGCATCAAGAAGTAGATGCCAGTCATAAGACAACGACAATCTAGACGTTTTAAGGATATTTCTCTATCTTTTAAGAGACATCCTGTAACAAATGATATACTTGCACTTACAAATGAAGATGCAATTAAGAGATCTGTTCGTAATTTAGTTGAAACAGTGAATGAAGAGAGGTTTTTTAACCCTCTGATTGGTTCTCATGTGAGAGAAAGTCTATTTGAAGTGCCAGATAATACAATTAGAGCCACTTTAAAGGCACAAATTGAAAATTCAATACTCAATTTTGAACCAAGAGTCAATTTGACGGATGTAATTATCAATCATCCGAATGATACGAACGATTTAGAGGTAACAGTAGCTTATGATATCATCGGCCAAGAGGCAACTCCCCAAGAAATAACATTTATCCTTCAACCAACTAGAGTATAATGGCATTTACACAATATACGAATCTCGATTTTGAAGAAATTAAGGTTTCTTTGCGTGAATATCTGCGTGCCAACTCTAATTTTACTGATTTTGACTTTGAAGGATCCAATTTATCCATATTAATTGACACTTTAGCATACAATACCTACGTTACAGCCTATAATACTAACATGGTTGCTAACGAATCATTCATTGATAGTGCAACTTTACGTGAAAATGTCGTAGCTTTAGCACGAAATGTAGGTTATATACCCTCTTCAAGACGAGCTGCAACCGCAAATGTCAGTTTTACAGTAGATTTAGGGTCTGGAACATCAAAATCTAGCGTAACTTTGAAGGCTGGACTCGTTGCATTAGGTGATTTTGCAAATACAAACTACACTTTTTGTGTTTCAGAGGACATTACATCACCTGTAACTGATGGATTTGCAGAATTTACCATAGATATTAAACAAGGAACGTTTATAACCAACGAATTTGTCGTAGATACGTCTCAACCTAACCAAAAATTTATAATTCCTAACCCATATGTTGATACATCAACGTTAAAAGTGCAAGTTAGAGACACTTTAACGTCATCTTCGAGGAAAACTTACTCACAAATCGATAATATTGTTGGAATCAGCACTCATTCTGAGACATTTTTGATACAAGAGATACAAGACGAGAAATATGAGCTACTTTTTGGTGATGGAGTGCTTGGAAAACGACTAAGTAATGGAAATGTCATCAATTCCACATACATTGTGACCGATGGAGTCGGTGGAAACGGTGTTTCTAACTTTTCTTTCTCTGGAAAACTGGTTGATAACGATGGAGGACTAATTACAAGCGGGATTTCTGATGTAATCACAAATGAAAGGTCTTCAAATGGTGCTGAAGTCGAAAGTATCGACACAATTCGTAATTTATCGACCAGAGTTTACTCGGCACAACACCGAGCAGTCACGGCTAACGATTATGAAGCAATAATTCCAACAATTTTTCCAAATGCGGAGAGTGTAACCGCTTATGGAGGTGAAGATGCAAGTCCACCTCAATTTGGAAAAGTATTTTTGTCAATAAAACCCAAAAATGGTCGATTTATCTCGGATTTTGATAAAAGACAACTTTTAGACAAGTTAAAAAGTTATTCTGTAGCTGGAATTCGTCAAGAATTCATAGATTTGAAATATTTGTATGTTGAAATTGACACAAACGTGTATTATAACACAAATGCTGTTGCAAACGTGAATAATTTGAAAACTACGATCAGAAATTCACTTGAAACTTATGCAAGTTCATCAGATTTAAATTCTTTTGGTAGTAGATTCAAATATAGTAAAGTTTTGAAGATAATTGATGATAGTAGTTCCGCAGTAACGTCAAATATTACAAAAGTTATCCTTAGACGTAATTTAGACGTTGATACAGCTAATTTTGCTCAATATGAATTGTGTTATGGTAATAAATTCCATAATCGCAATAAAGGCTACAACATAAAGTCTACAGGATTTGTTGTAGACGGAATTCGTGGTGTTTGTTACTTTACAGACACTTATATTGATGAAAAAACTGGTAGATTGATTATTTTCCGATTAAGTAATACAGGAGCTGTTGAAATAGTTAATAATAATGCTGGAACAGTGAAATATGATATTGGTGAAATTCTTATAGATACAATACGTATACTTTCAACTATTAAAGCAGATAACGTTGTTGAAATTGAAGCAATTCCAGATTCAAATGATGTTATTGGATTAAAAGACCTTTATTTACAATTATCAATTTCTGATAGTAAAATAAATTGTGTCGAGGATATAATTTCTACAGGTGCAGATACATCTGGTGCTAACTATGTTTCTACATCCAGTTTTACAAATGGTTCTAAGGTTCGTGGTGATATTATAACTGATTCAGGTTCAACATCTAGTCTTGTTGGATATGTAAACGGTCAAGCTTATTATGGAGCATATCACACAATGAGTGATGGTTCAAGAATGACAGGAAGCACTCATTCATCTGATAGTCAAGCTATAACAAGCACTCCAGGCACTACATCTTCGTCATCAACCACTACAGGTTCATCATATTCATCTCGTTCGTCATCATCATCTTCTTCTAGTTACTAAACTAATCAATAATGGGTATAGACACCGCAGCTAAAAAGATTCAGATCAATAAACTTGTCAGAAGTCAAGTTCCATCTTTCGTAGCCGAAGATAATCCTCTGTTTGTTGATTTCCTAAAACAATATTATATAAGTGAAGAAAATAAAGGTAAGTCAATTGATATAATCACTAATTTTAATGATTATCAGAAAGCAGATACGTATTCAGAGAATTACAATTTAATTGGGTTTACAACATGCACAAGTCTTGTAAATTCGTATGATGCTACGATTAATGTAAGTTCTACCGATGGATGGCCATCTGACTATGGATTACTGAAAATTGATGATGAAATCATTACATATACTGGTATTACATCTACATCATTTACTGGATGTGTGAGAGGGTTCTGTGGTGTTGATAATTTAAAATCACCTTCCAATCCTGAGTCATTAGTATTCTCTACATCTAGTGCGAGTAAACATGAAAATAATTCTAAAGTAGTTAATTTAAGTAATCTATTCCTACAAGAGTTTTGGTATAAAACTAAACAATTGTTTATGCCTGGTTTTGAGGATAGAAATCTACATTCAAAAGTAGACAAAGCTAATTTTCTACGTCAAGCAAAAGATTTTTATGCATCAAAAGGAACTGATCAAGCTATAAAGATATTGTTTGGTGTTCTATTTGATAGTCGTGCTGAAGTTATAAAACCAGTAGAATATCTATTTGCACCATCAGATGCTGACTATGTGAAGACTAATGATTTGATTGTAGAGAGACTTAGTGGAAATGCTGATAACGTAGTTGGCCAAACACTATTTCAAACTGACAACGCAGCTACAAGTGGATCTATCTTCAATGTTCAATACTTTCCAAGAGAAGGTAGAGACTACTACATTATTAGTTTAAGTAAAGGATCAATAGTTGGAACTTTTGAACCAACAGGATCATCTGCATTGGTTAATCCTGTATCAATAGGAACAACAGTTATTACAGTCGATTCTACACTTGGATTTCCTGAAAATGGAGAATTGTATGTTGGTGCTGGTTTAACTGTTGGTATCGCAACATATACAAGTAAAACATCCACACAATTCTATGGTGTATCTGGTATTTCCTCTAGTTACACTGATAGTGACTTTGTACGATCATCTAAAACTGTTTTTGCATACGAAAATGGAGATGTAGATAAACCAGTCTTCTTTAGATTAACAAACGTAGCTAATGGTGTAGATTTAAGTGATGTTGGATTTCTAAAAGCTAATGATGTTATTGTACCTAGACAGTTAGGAAAAGTATCAGATCAAAACAATTATCATTTGAATAGTTGGGTAGATAATGTAAAAAATAAAACTGACGTTGCTAGAGAAATTGCAACAAACACATCTAAAGTAAATTCAAATAGTAATGTTGTTACAACTGCAGCTCCACATTTTTTAAGTGTCGATGATACAGTGGTTTTACTTGATGTGACTGGAGATGATCAGACTCCCGATAATATTACAGGAACTGTTCTTGATGTTTATAATGATTTGGAGTTTAGAATAGCTATAACTTCAGGTCAATTTGATACTTCTAAACTTTACAAAGTGCAAAGACAGTTAAATTTTGCAAAGAGTACAAATAGTCAATTAGGAGTAGAGAATTTTGTTGCAGATGTACAGAACACATATATTTCTAGAGACAATACTGAAGTTTATGTTACTGCTGGTTCTTTACCAAGTTATGAAATAGTTGCAACTAATAGAAGTAAAACATTTACATCTGCAGACCCAGCATTTAATTCAAATGTAGATGATATAACTGATAGAATTACAATAGTAAATCATAACTTTATTAATGGTGAATTAGTTAGATACTCTCCCACCACATCTACAGTCGTTGGTTTAGATACAGGTTCAGTATATGCAGTGAGAAAAGTTAATAATGATATTATTCAATTATCAAGAAGTATTCCAGATGTAGCTGCTGGAAAAGTAATTCCTATCTCTGGTATTGGTAGTACAACTTCACATACATTAATTCCAAGTGATTTATCTGGCAAAAATGTAAAACACCAAAATTTCTTAAGAAGGTTTCCTGTATCGCCACAACCAAGTGAGGATGATGCACCATTACAGAATGAACCAGTTGGAATGTTCTTAAATGGTGTTGAGATATTATCCAATCAATCTGGTGACAGTATTCATTTTGGTAGAATAGATCGTATTGACGTAGAGAGTGGCGGAAGTAATTATGATCTGGTTACTCCTCCTAATATACACATATCAGATAATGTAGGAACAGGTGCTACTGCATATGCCGTTATTGAAGGTAATTTTAAAGGTATAGATGTCATATCTGGTGGTTATGATTTAAAGAGTGTACCAAATGTAGTAATAACAGGTGGTAATGGTCAAGGCGCAACTGCAAGAGCCAGATTGAAAGCCACCAGAAACTCTAGACTATTTGATGCTAAGAATGATGTTAATATTGGTAATGATAGAATTACTTTTTCTTCTGATCATTTATTCTTTGATGGTGAGTCAGTTGTATATGAAAAATCAGAATTAGATCCTGTTGTAGGTGGTCTTGTTGACAAATCAATCTATTTTGTTAATAAAGTTAGTGACACTCAAATTAGTCTCACAAACACCTTTGAAGACGCTGTGGCGGGTACAAACATTGTTAATATTACTGGTATATCCAAAGGTAGCCATAAATTTACATCTACTGTTTTTAGAAATGTTTTAGAAAGAATTATAGTTGATAATCCAGGCTCTGGTTATTCCAATCGAAAAATTCTAGTTAATTCTAATGCATATCCATCGGCTTCATATTTTGCAAGAGATACAGTCAAAACAGGAATAAACACAGCTAACAATTATATTTACTTTAGAAATCATGGATTTAAATCAGGGGAAACTGTAGAGTACAATAATACAGGCACACCTATAAGTGGTTTAGATACAACTCAAAATTATCAAGTAATTGTTTTAGATGAAAATAAATTCCGTGTATGTAGTGCTGGTATTGGAACTACAACCACTACAGTAAATTATTTTAAAGGTAGGTATGTAGATTTAAACTCAGTTGGAGTAGGAACTCATACTTTTAAATATCCAGATATATCCGTAAGTTTACAAACAACATCAGGATTAGCTGTTACTGCTACATCTGCACCTATAATTAGACCTCGTTGTCATGGATCTATTACTGATGTATATCTAACTAATGATGGGGTTGGTTATGGATCAAGTGATACTCTTAATGCACATAGAAGACCTTTGGTTACTGTTTCTAACGGTCAAGATGCATTAATTACAGTAGGTGTATCTAATGGTGAGATAACTGGTGCGTTCGTTAAGATAAAAGGTAAAGGATATGTTTCACCTCCAGAATTAATAGTAGAAGGCACAGGTAAATATGCAAATCTTTTATCAAACGTTGCAAGTGATGGCTCACTATCAAGTGTAAATATCATCGATGGTGGTAAAGGTTACACCGAAGAACCTTTGACCACTGTGAGAGTCAAACAACAGGGTTCTGGCGCTGTTTTCAGAGCAGACTTAACACAATGGAAAACAACCACATTAAAGAGATATCAAAAACATATTAATCAGGATGATGATGGTATTATTGTGCCAAGTCAAAACCCTGAATATGAAGCTAAATTTGCATCAACATATCTTCCAAGAAAGTTAAGATTAAAATTAGATGATAATTTATTTGTAGATATTAATGGTCAATTAAAAGAAAAATCTAATCTAGTTCATTCACCAATAGTTGGATGGGCTTATGATGGCGCTCCAATCTATGGCCCATATGGACATGATACACCAACTGGAGGTGTAATACGTAGATTAGTATCAAGTTACACTGTTAATCTAAAACCAAATAGATCATCTGTATCCGATTTTTCTTTAGGTTCTTTTGTAGAAGATTATGATTATACAGCTGACGGTGATCTTGATAAGTATAACGGCAGATATTGTAAAACTCCAGAGTATCCAAATGGGGTTTATGCTTACTTCTGTACTATTCAAGATGCTGATGGATCTGTATCACCTTTTATAGGATCTAGAGAGCCATCTTTCCCATATGTATTAAACGGTTTTAAATTTAAAAAAGTAGAGATGAATGGACAACCATTAACTCTACAAGATATGCCAATTCTTAATAGTGGTAATATTTTAAGAAATACTTTACCGTATAGACTTGGATTTATAGGATCTGATTATGATTACCTCGTTTCTAAGAATATAGATGATACAGAACTCCTTATAAAAACAATATCTACAAGTGGTATAGGATCTGTTACAGTATTATCGCCAGGTATTGATTACAAAGTAAAAGATAGAATATCATTTAATAATAGTGAAAGTGGTGGTAGAGGTGCAAGTGCAAAAGTCAGAACACTTGTAGGAAAAGGTATCACCGAAGTTACCTATAATCAAACTACTGTTGATAATATTGCATTTGATTTCAAAAATGAATTGGGTGTAGGTATTGCATCTACATGCCATGGATTGCAGAATAATGATTTAGTTAATATCTCTGGTATTGGAACTGGTGAAATGAGATTTCTAGAAGGCCCCAGAACTATTGGTGTTGCTTCTATAACTTCTTTCTTATCAGTGGGAATTAGTAGTATACAACTTACAGGTGAGACTACTTTCATTAAGCTAACTGATGTTGTAGGAGGGAAGAGTAAAGAAGATGATATTGCAGTTGGCGACTGGTTAGTTATAGGTAATAATGAAGAAAAAGTTAAAGTTTTAGAAATAGACACTACATTAAACAGATATAGAGTTTTAAGACAAAGTGGTATTACAACATTTCATGAAGCTGGTCAAAGATTATCTATTGATCAAAGAAGATTTACATTCTCGGTTGGTATTAACACAAATCTAAACATCATAAGAAATAAATTACTCGCTTTCAATCCACAGAATAGTATTGGTATTGGGACTGGATTAGTTACAGTTGCAAATCCTGTTGGCACAGGGAATACACAGGTAGTAAGAGTTAAGGCTAGAGATAATACAATTCTTGCAGATCATGATACCCCTCCACATGCAGGGCAGCCAGGTAGTAATGGTGACAATGCGATTTCGATTCCTAATCATGGATTATTAACAGGACAGAGATTAAGATATGAAAGTGGTAAAGGAACTCCATTAGTCGTTTCTAATGCTGTTGGATTGGGTAACTCTTTTGCACTTACTGATGGACAGTTTGTTTTTGCAGTTAAGAAGAGTAATGATTTAATAGGTTTATCAACAACAAGAGCTGGTATTGGTAGCACATCCACATCACTTTATATTGTAACTATTGTTAATGGTAATAAAGAAGATCACACACTTGAGACAACTAATGAAGAACATATTGGATCTCTTGATAGATATGATGTTATAGTTCATACATCATCAGGTCATGAATTAAAAACTAAAGATGAAATTACAGTTGATATTGCACCTAATACATTAGTTAACAAATCAATAGAATATGATACGATTGCAAGAAAAACAATTGTAGATCCAAAGTATGTTAACAGTAGTTCTGTGTCAACAACTGACTCTACAATAACATTAGTTAATCATGGATATAAAGATGGTGATAAAATACTTTATTCTGCAACCACCCCAATAACTCCACTTTCAGATAGGGGAGAATATTATGTAAAGAGTGTTTCTAGAAATACATTTAGGTTATTTGATAACAGAAAGGATTCCGTAAGTATTCCAAATGCATTTATTAATATAACTAACGTTGGATCTGGAGTACATAGATTTGCAAGAATTAATCCACCTATTCAAGCTTTACGAGGTGAAACAATTGGTTTTGCTGTGTCTGATACATCTCTTGTTGATTTTACACTTGAGTTTTATAAAGACGAAAACTTCATTAGTAAATTTGATGGTGTTGGTATCTCAACTGAAATAGTAAGAACAGGTGTATCTGGAGCTAGTGGAGCTACTGTTAAAGTAAAATTAACTGATAATATTCAATTACCAATATGGTACAAACTTGTTCCTTCAACTCTTGATACAATAGATGTAACAAAGAGAGATTCTGAACCAGATAATCAAGTTATAAATGGATCTAAGATAACAATAGACCCAAGTATATACGCTGGTAATTTTGGAATTACAACCACAGGAATAACATCATTTACATATCAGGTAGGAAATAAACCAGAAGTAAATTCATATAAAACATCTGGAATTACAACATTCAGATATCTTACATCATCTCCTAATGCTACTGGTGGTATTAATGAGATTTCAATTGATTTTGAAGGAGTTGATTATATTAAAAATCCTGGCATCAATACTATAAGAACTGTTTCTGGAAGAGATGCTGATATACGTATGTTCGATGAATATATTGGGCGTGCTGGATATAAAGAAATAGTCAAGATAGGATATGATTATCCCACTGACAAATCATTAAGTCCTAGAGCCGATACTCCTGTTGTTGTAACAGTTCAAAATAATTTCGCAATTGGAAGTATTGGTGTTGAAACTGCTGGAAAAAATTATAGTACTGCACCAGATATATTCTTCCCAGTTAGACCTAACGCACAAACCGAAGCCACTCTTGATGGAACTGGTATTGGATCAGTAAGGATATTAAATGATAGTTTAACAGGATTTGATTTAGTTCCCAATCCACCAAGAATTTATGCAATCAATAATAGTAATGGTGTCGGTGTGGTTACTGCAACATCTAATGGAGTAACACAATTCATAACACTTAAGAGTCCTCTTGGTGGTTGGAGACCAGAAGCTCATAGATTGGGAACCAATTTCCCATTTGTAGTTGGTGATCAAATATTTGTTGAAAATGTGAACATCAAAGGTCATCCAGTGATAGTTGATGGTGAAGAAACATTCCCAGAACCAGTTCCTAGCACTGATCCACGTACATATCCAGATAATCAAATAGCTGGATATAATTCCAATATGTATGACTATAGATATTTCACGATAACTGCAAGAAATATTGCAGATTCTAAAATTGAATTTAGTCTTACTGGTATTGGTAGTACAGGTGGTTTCTTTGATCCTGTAAACAGTGCTGGTAGAATTATTAAGAAAGAGGATTTACCTACATTCAACGTAAAGTTTGAACATAGAAACTTTATTAATGGCGAATCGGTGGTATTTGGTGATGGTTCTGCAGAGGGTAATATAGTAAAAAATGAAGGTTGGGATCCAGCTACAAATTCGTTTAGATTGGAAAATTTAACTAGAACTCCGTATATTGGTGATACCATCATAGGAAAAATATCTAGGGCTAATGGAAAAGTAGTTAAATCCAACTTCTATGAAAAATATTTCACATTAGGATTTAATGCTGAGAGAGAAAAAGGATGGCAGAAAAATACTGGTAAACCAAGTAATGACTTCCAAAAACTACAGGATAGTGATTACTATCAAAACTTCTCATATTCTATTCAAAGTGAAGTTCAAGAAAAAAACTTTACTGATGCCGTAGACAGTATTGTTCATCCATCTGGATATAAAAACTTTTCTGATTTAGTTATAAAATCTACACCAACATCTGGAGTTGGTAGAAGCACAAGTCTAGTTGCTAGATCACCTCAACAATCCACTGATTTAAAAGTTGATATTGATAATGTACAATCTTTCTTTGTTAAAAATGATTTTGATTTTGCAACAGAGACGACTATATCAAATGGTTTATCTAAATCTATAAATTTCCAAAATAAAAAACTTAGAAACCTATTAAGTATTGCAACTGCAAAAGTAGAATTAATAGATGATATTAGTAATCAATTCACAGGTATTACGACTGATCCTAGTGGTGGTCAAATTGTTGGTTTAAGTTCATTTAGACTTACATCACAAAGTGGCGTTGTGCCTTTGTTCAGTAAAATATTTAACCCCAACGATCCTCTAAGTAGACATATAACTGTTGGTTCTGATACCATTACAATTTTCAATCATGGATTCCAAACTGGTGAAAGAATTAAGTATGATGATCATGGACAAAGTGGTGATCAAAGAATTGGTATTGTAGCTACTAATAATGTCATAGGTGGAGTAACAACTAACTTCATGCCTCCTGAAGTATTTGTATTCTCTAGGTTAGACAATAATAGATTTAAAATTGCAGGGTTATCTACATCCACTGCCCCTCTTTCTATAAGGAGCCTTGGAACAGGAACAGAACATTCATTTGATACTATCAAACCTGAAAACAAAACTTTAATTCAAATTGATGGAATGATTCAATCTCCATTAACTAATAGAAGTGTTTCTTTAGATATAGTTGATGCAGTGGGTGTTGGATCAACAACTCTTAAATTAGCTGGTATTACCACTGTAAAATTAAATGATATCATTCAAATTGATGATGAGTTCTTTAGAGTTAAGACAGTTGGTTTTGGATCTACAAATGTAGTTTCAGTTGATCGTGGATTCCTTGGTAGTAAGGTAGCTGCTCACGCAGCTAATGCTACACCTCAAATGAAAGGTGGTAATTTTAGAATTGATAAAGATGTTGTTTTCTTTGCAACACCACCATTTGGCCCTGCAGGGCCTACTGGGGTCAGCACACAATCAACATTTAGTGGTAGAGTCTTTAATAGAAAAGATCTGACAAGAAACTTTGTATTTGATGATATATCTCATAAATTTACAGGATCTGTAGCAACAGGAAAAACATTTACTTTAACACAAGATGGATCAGATGTAACAGGTATAGTAACTACAACTAGTGGAACTGGTGGTGATGATGAAGTTATTAATTATGGTGTCGTTTTAATAAACGGTATCTTCCAAAGACCAACAATTGATTATGATATAGTTGCAAGATCAACCGCACCTAATATTGGTGTTGGTGCATCTATCATATTCACTGGTGACAATTTATTTGATTTACCAAGAGGTGGTAAAGTTGACGAAGTAGATCCTGTGACTTTAGGACAGAACTATCAACCACGAGTACGTGCAGCTGCATCTGCAGTTATTAACGCAGCTGGATCTATTCAAAGTGTAAGTATGTTAGGTGCTGGTTCAGGATATTTTTCAGGATCATTCAATATAGAAGTACAAAATCCATTAGGTGTAGGTTCTACTGCTGTACTAACTGCAACTGTAGGAACTGGTAATAGTGCAGGGATGATCACTGGTATTACCACTGTGAGTGGTGGTACTGGATACTCCGCACAATTCCCTCCAACAATAAAAGTAGGTATTGCGACTGGATATACAAACTTACCTGTTACTGGTGGATCTGGAAATGGTCTTAAAGTTGATGCATTGATTGGATCAGGTGGAACTGTTATTGGATTTGATATTAAGGAAAGAGGTTTTGGATATAAGAATGGTGAAGTGTTAACAGTTCAAGGAATACCTTTCAGAGTAGGTGTTTCAACATCACCGTTCACGTTGACAGTTAAAACAACCATTGATGATAAGTTTGCAGGGTTCAGTTTTGGTCAACTAGTTCCTCTTGATGATTTCTCCACAGAATTTAATGGTGCTAAGAAGTCGTTTGTGTTAACTAAAACAGTATTGACAAAAGATGTTGTAAGTATTATTTCTTTAGATACTTCTATTGATGTTACAAATAACCTTTTAATATTCTTAAATGATGTATTACAACAACCTGGCAGAAACTATAGTTTAGAAGGTGGTAGTATACTTAATTTTGTTGAACCTCCAAAGGGTGGAAGTAAATTACAAGTGTTATTCTTCAGAGGTGGTAATCAAGACATCGAAGCTTTAAATCCAGTTAAGACTGTTAAAGTTGGTGACAAACTTCAATTACTCAAAGATTTGGATGTTCCAAATCAAAGTGATCGTGTTGTATCTGAAATAACTGAGGTTAGTGAAGTAGATACTCCTTCATATGGTGGCGGTGGAATTAGTACAAATCCTAGTTTGGTTAGAGTTGTTTCATGGAAGAAACAAGAAAATGATCTTGTTGTTGATGGATTATCCATTGCAAAGGATAGACCACTTCAAGTTGGTAACTTCTTCCCTAGTGCAAGATTAATAAGAAATGTAGGAACAAGCTCTGTAACAACATACGTTGATAATGCGTTCCCATTCTTCAGTGCTTATGATAATAGAACAGATATTGATGGCATTCCTGGCTTGATAGAAATTATTAATACTCAAGAAATTAATGTTGCAACTGGTTTAGCTACAGTTTCTGCTGGAGGTACAGTCAGTTCTATAACTGTCACAGATGGTGGATCTGGATATGAAAATATTCCTACAGTATCAGTTGCTAACTTTAATAATATCTCAGGTGTAAATATTCCACTAACAGAAGAAGTTGGTAGATCTTGGAATAAGATAACTGCACCAGCAGACATTAGTTATAATGATATTGATTACACTCCTGAAGGTGTGTTTGTGGCCGTTGGAAGTACATCTGGTATTCATACATCTACGGACGGAAATAATTGGACTGTTGCAACCACAGGAAATTTTGGAACATTCAAAGGTGTGGTAGGACTATCATCTGAAGTTGTGGCTGTAGGTGGTGCTGGAACCATCGCAAGAAGTACAAATGCAGCTTCTACTTTTGGTACAACAACCATCTATCAGAGAAAACAGGTTGGTTTCATTCCAAGTTATACACCTAGAAACATACCACAAAGTTTAAATGCAGCTGCTGTCGGATCATACCTATTCCCTAATGCACTCACTGGTATCAGTACAGATGTACCATATGAAAGAGTTGTTGTGGTTGGTGCTGCTGGAACCATTCTTTATACAGAACCAGGCTTAGCGGGACTAACTTCATCATTCGTTATATCAAATAAATTTGCAACCCAAGACTTTCACGGAGTTGCATATCATGATGGCACGTTTGTTGCTGTTGGTAATCAGGGGTCAATATACAGATCAACAGATGGTGAAACATGGTCTGGTGTAACCACTACATCAATTACTACCAACTTAAAAGGTATTGCTTATGGTTCTGATAAATGGATTGCTGTTGGAGCTGCAGGGACAATCATATCTTCTGCAGATGATGGTCTAAATTGGTCAGTCGTGGGTGCTGGTGGCACATTCCAATTAAATAGTGTCCACTATCAAAATAATGTTTGGTTGGCTGTAGGTGGTGCTGGAATGGCCATGAATTCAATTGATGGTTCAACTTGGTATAAAAAACATGTAGTGGCTGCAGGAACTCCGTTAGGAAGTCAATTAAATGCAGTAACTTATGGTGACAATAAGATGGTTGCAGTTGGAATACAGTCAGGTCTTGTTTGGAGTGGATATGAAAAAGTTGGTGCAGCTGCAACTGCAACAGTTGGTGCTGGTGGTACAATCAGTGCGATAACTGTAACTGATGGTGGATTTGGATATACACCAGGCACTAATCCAACAGTATTACTAAGTCAAGAAGCAGTAACTCGTGAAAGATGCAATACAGTTAATGTGACTGGTGATTATGGAGTTGTGGTTGGTGTTGCTGTAAGTTCTAGTGGTGTTAATAGTCGTGCAACTCTTAACCTATCATTAGATGCAGATGCTTTCCTAAATCAGGCTGGATTTGGAAACATATCTAAGACAGGATTAGCTGCTGGTGATTATTTTGTTCTTAGGAACACCGTATTTGGTGCTGGTGTAACCTCAATTGATAAAGATGGTAACAATGTCGGTGTGGGAACTAGCTTTGCTGATAACATATATAAGGTTGAGGAAATTGTAACTTCCAATACTGGTATTGTTACTGTATTTTGCAATATAAACTCAACAACTGGTATTACACCGATTACTGGGCCAAAACTTGGTGATTATAGTTTCGGTAAATTAACCAACTTGACAAGATCTACAACAGATCCAAAAGTATTCAATATTAATACCACTAATGGTTATACTGGAATAACGACTGCTCCTGAAGTCAGACGTATCAATCCTTTAGCTACAACCTATAGTGACTTTGATAAAACAACATAAATAAACAAAAATAGTCTAATAAAATGCCTGCGATTATTTCAGATCAATTTAGAATATTAAATGCTGCGAATTTTGTCGCTGGTGTAGCTGATACATCGCAGTATTATTATAGTTTTATAGGTCTACCCAATTCTCAAGATATTGGTGCTGGTTATGGTCAAACTGATTGGAATACAAATACTCCAGCCCCTATGGATGGATTTAAAGAATATAATGATGCATGGGATACCATGCTTGGTCTTAAACAGTTAACTAGTGATGATGTTCAAAGAATGGTTAAGAAAACCACTTGGACAGCTGGTACAGTATATGAAATGTATAAGAATGGATATACCAGAGAGAATCAGAGCCCTAAAACATCTTCTACAAATTTATATGATGCACAATATTACGTTGTAAATAGTGATCTTAAAGTTTATATTTGTATCAACAACGGTCAAAGTCCAGATAACCCACAAGGTAGACAGTCTCTGGATGAACCAACTTTTGTTGACTTAGAACCAAGAGCTGCTGGCACATCTGGTGATGGATATATTTGGAAATATCTTTATACTATCAAACCAAACCAAATCATTAAATTTGATTCTATTGATTTTATGCCTGTTCCTAATGCTTGGGGAACTGGAGAAACAATTGATATTAAAAACAATGCAGTTGATGGTAAAATAGAGACAGCTGTCATATTAAATGCAGGGGATGGATATCAACCTATTGGTACTACCTTTAACAACATTCCTATCTTAGGAGACGGAACTGGTGGAAAGGTCTCTGTGACTGTCAATTCTCAAGGTAAAGTTTCTGATGTGACAGTTACTAATGGTGGAACTGGATACACAAGTGGAACAGTTCAATTTTATCCTGGCGCTCCAGGCACTGAGATTGGTGGGCCAATTGCTGGATTGTCTGCTGTTGGTGTGGCTGGTACATCAGTTGCAGACATTGAAGTTGTTATTCCACCACCAGGCGGACATGGTTTTGATGTATACAAAGAATTAGGTGCCTTTAGAGTTCTGATGTATGCACGATTTGAAAATGATTCATCAAACCCAGATTTTATTGTAGGAAATGATTTTGCCAGAGTTGGTCTTGTTAAAAACCCAAAAACTCTTTCTGGAGCTCCTCTAACTAAATCAAGTGCCGTGTCGTTAACATCATTAAAACTTAAAACCATTAGTGGTGGTAATATTGCAGATACAACATTTACTGTTGATACTCCAGTATCACAAACAATTGGTGTTGGATCGACTGCAGTTGGTTATGTTGCAAATTGGGATTCATCGACTGGTATATTGAAAATGTATAATCCTACTGGAATTGGATCTACAACTTATGGATTCCGTACAGTAGATTTTACATCCCAAATTGGGCCTGGCGGTAGTTATACTATTGTTGGTAATGCATCTGGTAACGCATTAGGAATAGATACTAGTTTCGGAACAAGTTCTAATCCAGGCACTGCTACCACAGTTGGAACGGCTCAAGTTCAATTGGGACAAGACTTTATTGAAGGAGTGGCCGACCCAGAAGTTAAAAAATATTCTGGTGAGATATTATACATAGATAACAGGGCTGCAATACAACGTAGTGCTACCCAGAAAGAAGACGTAAAAATTGTATTAGAGTTCTAAGAAAATGCCTCAAGAGACCAATCTGAATGTTTCTCCATATTTTGATGATTTTAATGAAGATAAGAACTTTAACAGAGTTCTTTTTAAACCTGGCATACCAGTTCAGGCTAGAGAACTAACTCAGTTACAGACAATACTTCAAAATCAAATAGAGAAATTTGGCCAGCACTTCTTTAAAGAAGGTGCGATGGTTATTCCTGGCCAGATTGGTTATGATGGAGAGTATCATGCTATTGAATTAGAAGATACTTTTTTAGGTATCCCCATATCAGAATATCTTGACAAACTTGTTGGAAAGACAATTAGAGGAGAAATTTCTGGTGTAGAGGCAACAGTTGTAAATCATATTACTTCCACTCAATCTGATAGGGGACATAATACACTATATGTCAAATATACCAAATCTGGTAATGATTTTGTATCAAATGTTTTTAATGATGGTGAAAATTTAATCACATCTAGTGATATAGAGTATGGTATATCTAGAGTCATAGCTAACAATCCTTTTGCAACAACAATTGCATTAAATGCTGCATCCATAGGGTCTGCAGCTACCATTCAAGAAGGTGTATATTTTATTCGTGGATATTTTGTAAAAGTAACCACTCAAACTATCATAGTCGAACAATATAATAACAATCCATCATATAGAGTTGGTTTATTCATTGATGAAAATATAGTATCTGCATTTGACGATTCTGATTTGTTTGATAATGCAGCTGGGTTTTCAAACTTTGCGGCTCCTGGCGCCGATAGATTTCAGGTAAAACCAACATTAATTAAGAAAGATATAGACGATCTTAGTGATGCTAATTTTATAGAACTACTAAGATTAAATAAAGGAACCATTTTAAAAATGGTTAAAAAGACTGATTATAATCTTTTAGCTGATGAATTTGCGAGAAGAACTTTTGATGAGAGTGGTAATTATTACGTAAAACAATTTGGAGTTCAAGTTAGAGAATCTCTTAATAACAGACAAGGTAATAATGGAGTATATTTCAAAAATCAAAAGACTTCGCAAGGTAATGAACCAAGTAGTGATAGTATGATTCTTCAGGTTTCACCTGGCAAGGCATATGTAAGAGGTTATGAAATAGAGAAAGTTGGAAGTAGTTTTATAGATGTAGAAAAACCAAGAACAATCAAAAAGTTAGATAATCAAGTATTTGCATTTGATAGTGTTAGTAAGATAAAAGTAAATCGTGTATTTGGAGCTCCATTTGTAGGAATGGGTGTCAATCATGTAGTCTCTTTAAGAAATCAAAGAACAGGTTCTACTCATGCATCTGCAGCTGGTACAGAAATAGGAGTTGCAAGAGTATATGATTACAAATTAGAGTCTGCTGGATATTCGGGTGTGAAAAGTGTTTATGAATTATTTTTATGGGATATACAAACATTCACAACACTTACAGTTAACAGTGGTCTTACTGCAATAGATGGATCATTAATTGAAGGTCAAAGAAGTGGTGCCAGAGGCCATTTAAAGGCTGCTGCTAGTGGTGCTACATCTCTAACATTGACTTCAACTAGTGGAAACTTTATAGTTGATGAACCAATTATCGTCAATGGTGTTAATGATACTAAGACTATAACTGCAGTCACAGAATTTTCTATTGATGATGTAAAATCTATATTTCAAGATGTTGGTGATAATGAGTTTAATGCAGATACAGTTCTTTCTAGAGAGGGTAGTCCAGCTCCTGCAGGCACTGAATTTACAATTACTTCTGGTGGTACAGTTACTGCGGCAGGAAATAAATTTGCAAGTGGTATCAAATTAAATGATATCGTTAAATATCAAAAACAAGGGGAATCTGATCCAACATTCAACAGAGTTAGTGCAATCAATACAACTGGTTCACAATTAACTCTAGTTGCATTAGCCGTTGATGTAACTGGTGTTTGTCAGAAAGAATTACCATCTGGAACTATCACAACCAGTGATTTTAAAATTGTGAGACCACAAATCATCGATGGTAGAAATTCAACCTTTGTTTCTGATATGCCTGAGGTTGCAATATCTAGTATTGATTTAAGTTCATCAGAAATAACCACCAGACAACAGTTTACATTTAATGTCAGTGGTAATTCTGCCACAATAACAATAACTTCTACTAACGAATTCTTTGAAACATTCGATGAGGAGAGATACAATGTTGCATATAGTGATGGAAGTATTCAAATATTAAGAGAAGAAAATTTAGTATTTACTGCAGATAGAAAATCAGTAACTTTAGTTGGATTAACTAAAGCTAGTGATACTGCAGCAATCTTCCTTGGAACTATAAAAAGAACAGAAGTTAAATCTCAGAAAAAGACATTAGATGTATGTTCCACATTAGTTGTTAATAGATCTACAAAGAGTGGATCAGGAACTGGTCAAAATACTCTTGGAGATGGTTTAACCACAAGTTCTGTTTACGGAACTAGAGTTCAAGATAGAGAGATATCTTTAAATCTCCCTGATGTTGTAAGAGTTTTGGGAATATATGAATCAAGCACTACAGGAGATGCTAATCTACCTAGTATCAGTCTCATCAATAGATCTGCAGAATTAACAGATACTATTCAAGGAGAATTGGTTGTTGGAGAGACTAGTGGTGCTACTGCAAAAGTAGTTTCTAAAGCTGCTGGTTCTGTCAAAATTGTATATACAAATGACATAAGATTTGATAGAGAAGAGATAGCTACATTCCAATCATCTGGTATTGTTGGTCAAGTATCAATTATTACACAAGGTGATAAAAATATTACTAAAAGTTTTAGATTTGATAATGGACAAAGACCTGAGTTTTATGATTATGCAAGAATTGTAAGAAGAGAAGGAGAACCAGAACCATCAAAAAGATTAACTGTGGTATTTGATAATTATAAAGTTGATGGTGAAATAGGTGATTTCGCAAGTGTCAATAGTTTTTCCCCAGATAATTATGAGTTTGATATGACACGTTATAGAGGTAGATCATTATCAGATTATATTGATGCTAGACCAAGAGTTGTAAATTACAATACTTCATCTTCTACATCACCCTTTGATTATGATACTCGTAGTTTTGCTGTTTCTGGAACAAAACCTCCAGTCATAGTTGGAGATGATGTTGTAACAGTTGGATATTCACACTACTTAGCAAGAATAGATAAACTTTATCTAACTAAAGATGGATTTTTTGAACTAAAGAAAGGAGCTCCTGCACCATTATCTGACGTTGTTGCACCTTCAGATCCCGCTGGTGCTTTTAGTGTAGCCACTATTTCTTTATCACCATATGCTCGTAATGCGAAGGCTAGTTCTGTTGTTAGAACTGCCAAACATAAGAGATATACAATGGCAGATATTGGTAGATTAGAAACAAGATTAAAGAACGTAGAATTTTACACTCAACTATCATTATTAGAAACTGATACTGCCTCGCTTAATATTGTAGATGCAAAGACTGGATTAGATAGATTTAAGTCTGGATTCTTTGTAGATAATTTTAGAAGTCATAATGGTCAGGCTTTAAGTCATCCATGTTCCAGATGTTCGATTGATAAGAAAGTCGGAGAAGTAAGACCTTCTCATTATACTCATGGATTAGATTTACTTTTAGGTTCAGAACAGGTTATTGGTATTGGAACTACAGCTGATCCCGCAGCTGATTTAACACAAGTTTCAGATTTACAATCAAATGATTTAAGAAGAACTGGTGATGTTGTAACTCTAGATTTTACAGAAGTAGATTATGTTACACAAACTCTTGCTACTAGAACAGAAAACGTAAACCCATTTGCAGCTATAACTTGGATTGGTGGTATAGAATTAAATCCAAATAGTGATGTTTGGTTAAATGAAAAAAGATTGGAATCTCAGGTGATTGATATTGATGCTGGATTTACACAAGCATTACAACAACTCGCAATAGATCCAAATACTGGATTTGGCCCAATTCAGTGGGGTGGATGGGAAGAAGCTTGGGCATCAGTAAATGTTGATACGAGAGAAACAGGTAGAGATGTATCTACACAGACTACACAAAGTGTGGATGATAATGGTAATAGAACAATAACAACCACTACAGAAACTGATTTAATCACAACTAGTTTTGAAGAAACCACTACAGTGGATCGTGGATTGACTAGAAGTGGTATTCAGTTCCAAGTTAATGAAAGTGTCGATACTCAAAGTTTTGGAGATAAACTTGTCAATACTGAGTTGATCCCATTCATGAGATCTAGAAATATTGAATTTATTGCAACAAGAATCCAACCAAGAACTCAATTCTATACTTTCTTTGATGGACAAGAAGTTAATAAGTATGTTACACCTAAACTCATTGAAGTATCAATGAATCAAGGAGTATTTCAGGTAGGAGAAACAGTCACAGGATTGTCCGCTGATTGGCAAACTGGATCTGCTGGTAATGCTGCTGAGATTAAATTTAGACTTGCACAACCAAATCACAAGTTTGGTGCGTATAATGATCCCACCATAGTATATGCAGTAAATCCATATTCAGATACTGTAGGTATTAGTTCCAGTTACTCTGCAACTAGTTCTGTTTTGAATGTTGATACTGGATCTTTACAACAAGAAGTTCTTGGCACATTCCAAGGATTTATAAGTAAGAACATGGTTCTTCGAGGTGAAACAAGTGGTGCAGAAGCTAAGGTAACAGATGTTAGATTGATAAGTGATGAAAAGGGTGCATTAGTTGGATCATTCTTTATACCTGAAGCTTCCTTAGTATCAACACCAGAGTTTAGAACAGGTACAAATACTTTCAGATTATCAAGTAGTTCAGTTGATTCTAGAAGTCCATCCGATAGAGCATCAACAGCAGAATCTATATTTACCTCCAGAGGAACTCTTAATACCCTACAAGAGGATGTATTGAGTGTAAGAACTGCCGATATACAAAGAATGAGTAGAGAGGATGCAACAACTGTATCCAATCAAAGTACAAGAAACTTCCAAACATCCGCCTTTGGAGAAAGTAGAACAACACAACAGACAGAATGGGCAGATCCACTTGCAGAATCTTTTGAGGTTACTGAGGCAAATGGTATATTTTTATCATCAGCTGATATATTCTTCCAAACAAAAGATGATAGTATTCCAGTAACATTGCAAATTAGAACTATGCAAACTGGATTACCCACAACCACAATCGTGCCATTTGGGGAAGTTGTATTGGATCCAGATCAAGTAATAACTTCAGAGTTTGGAACTATTGCAACTAGATTTACTTTCCCATCTCCAGTGTTCCTTGAAGGTGGTGGTACTGAATATGCATTGACTCTTATATCACAATCTAATAATTATAACGTATTCATTGCTAGAATGGGTGATGAAGACTTATCTGATAGAAACTTAGAAGAGAGTGAAAGAAGAATAGTATCACAACAACCATATTTGGGATCATTATTCAAATCACAGAATGGATCTACATGGGAAGCCAGTCAGTTTGAAGACTTAAAGTTTAATTTACGTAAGTGTTTATTTGTTCCTGGCCCAGGCGCATTAAAACTTTACAATCCAGAACTAGGTGTGGGTAATAAAGAACGTCCAATACTAAGACAAAATCCAATATCATTTAATTCACAAGAAGTTAAAATTCAATTAGCTGGAAATACCAGTAGTAATCCTACCACTCAGTTTCCAATTGGTTCTAGACTAATTCAAGTTGGTGCTGGTGCTTCTGCAGAAGGGAATGTAGTTGCACATCTTGGCCCACTTGCAACAGTAACTCATCAGGCTGGGAGTGGTATTGGATTAACTCCTGCTTCAGGTAACTTAACTTATTCAGGTATTGGTCTAACAAGTATTACTGGAGACGGTAGTGGTGCAACAATCAATGTGCAGATAGCTAGTGGTTCTGTTGGTGTTGCAACAGTCGTCTCTGCTGGATCTGGATATAAAACAGGTGATGTATTAGGTGCAAGTTTAGGTGAGACTGGTAGAAATATAAGATTCACCGTTGGCACAGTATCAAATGTAAATAGTGTGATTCTTAATAGAGTTCAAGGTGATTTTAATACTAGTACAACTCTTAAGTTTATGAACAACACTGGTATTTCAACAAACTTGAACAATGGAGTTCCAGCATCAGTTACAAATACTGCATCGAATAAAGACGGATTACACATTCATGTGAACCACAGAAATCACGGTATGCATGCTGTAAATAATAAAGTTATTATTTCTGGTGCTGTTGGTTTGACAACAGTGACTTCAGTGACAGAAGAATATGCACATAATGCTACATCGGCGATCAAGGTCAATGATATAAGTTTCCTTGGTGATTTTGAAGGATTAACTGTTAGTGCGACAAATCCAGGCTATGTTCAGATTGGTAAAGAAGTTATAGAATATACCGCTGCTGCAAGTGGTGAATTGACTGGTATTACAAGAGGAGTGGATAACACAACTGCTGAAACCCATGAGGTGGGTAAAGCAGTTCGTAAATATGAAGCTGCAGGGGTGTCACTCAGAAGAATTAACACAACTCATAGTTTGGTTGATAGTAGTATCGCACCCACTCTTGATGGATATGATATTAAATTAAATGTGACTGGCACAGGAATTGGTACTGCAAGAGATGGTACTAATAACCTCAAGAAACTAAAAATTGCAGAAACTGAAATTGGTGGTGGTGAGATTGTAAGAGCAACACAAAATATACAATTTGAAACCTTTACTCCTTTAGTTGAGTTCATGACTCCAGCAGATACATCTCTAACTGGTAGTATAAGAACTGTTTCTGGAACTAGTGCTAATGGTAGTGAAGCTTCATTTGCAGATCAAGGATTTGAAAGTGTGTCACTCAGTGGTATTACACATTTAACAAGTCCTAGAATCATTGCATCTAAAGTAAATGAACAAGATAAATTATCATCTTTGCCTGGTGGTAAGTCATTTACACAGGAGTTATTATTCTCCACTAATGATAGTAATGTTTCGCCTGTTGTAGATTTAGATCGTCTTTCTATTATTACAACAACTAATAGATTAAATCAACCAATATCTGATTACAAGTCAGACGGTAGAGTTAATAGTATGTTTGCTGATCCTAATGCTGCAATTTACATCACAAAAATTGTTCAATTGGAAAACCCTGCAACTGCATTACAAGTTAAGTTTGCAGCGTTTAGACACAACACCAGTGATATTCGTCTATTGTATAGATTGATTAGAAGTGATGGTGTCATGTCAGAAGCTCCATATGAACTATTCCCTGGCTTCCGAAATCTAACAGATACGACAGGTGATGGATTTGGTGATGAGTTGATAAATGCAAAGGACAGTGATGGAACACCTGATAGGTTCGTCCCTGCTTCTCGTACATTAAATGAGTTTAGGGATTATCAATTTACTGCAAATGATTTACCAGAGTTTTATGGATTCCAAATTAAAGTTATCATGACTGGTACAAGTCAGGCATATGTCCCTAGGATTAGAGACTTCAGATCAATCGCACTCGCATAATGGATTATAAACAAGTTGAAGGTAGATCAGATCTTTTTAGAGATACTGACAGCGGAGCTATAGTAAATACTGATAGATCTGCATATTTGGCCTACAAAACAAAAAAACAACAAAGGTTAAATGAAATGGGTCGAATTGAAAAATTACAGAATGAAATTGATGAAATTAAGTCACTTTTGTATAAAGTGATTGATAAGTTGTAATTAGATAAATATATCTAGACGAAACTAACTCTAAAGAATGGCTGTATACATTGTAAATCTGGTGATTGATCAAGGAGCTGATTTTACTCAAACATTTAATCTTGAGGATGATAATTCTGCTTCCCCATTAGATTTGACTGGATATACTGGTGCAGCACAACTACGTAAACATTCTTCTAGTAATAAGAAGTTTGATTTTAATGTGGCTTTTCCTGATAGGGAAAATGGAATCGTGAGAATTGATATGACTGATACGATAACGTCTAGTATTAAACCAGGCCGTTACGTTTATGATGTTCTTCTGACTGCTTCTGGTGGTACAAGAACAAGAATTGTGGAAGGTTCGGCTTTAGTTAGAGAAGGAGCAACAAGGATCTAATTATGGGAGTCAAAGTACGAGTTGGTCAACAAACTGGTGTAAAAGTTCCAACCACTTCATCTACCGCTGGAGGAACAATCGCAAGTCTACAAGATACTGAAGTATCTAATGTAGCTAATGGATCTGTTCTAGTTTATGATGCGAATACAAGTAAGTGGGTTGCAGTCAACGAAATAACACCAGGCAATACAAAAAATTTAGATGTTAATGGAGGATCGTTCTAATGGCCAGTAAGATTAGGATACATAGATCTACTGGTGCTGCCGCTCCCAGTTCTTTAGAGTTTGGAGAATTAGCTGCAACCGTAGAACAGGCAACCGCTGGTAATTCTGCGAATAAAGCGGGTCGTTTATTTATAGGTAACGTTGCTGGAAACCCAGTAGAGATTGGTGGAGA